GATGCCCCATTTGTCTCCGGTCTGGCCGTCGCGGGTGACGGGGAGCTTTTCCTCGGGGTTGTCCGGGCGGAAGGCGGGGTAGCTCTTGCCGGGGCCTTTGCTGAGGCCGTGGCGGCCTTTCTTGAACCAATGCACGCCGGGCTTGAGGGTGGCGATGCCAAGGCGGAAGGCGGAGGGGTCACAGTTGGCGTTGCAGGTGAGATAGGCGGTGGGGCTGACGAGGATGATGGCGTCGTCGTAGATGCCCCGGTCGTTCTTTCCAGGCGCTCCCATGGTGTCGAGGTAGTAGCCGCGAATGCCGACAAGGAAGACGGGCACGACGGGCTTGAGGCTGCCGAGTTTGGCAAGCAAGGCATCGAGCTTGATCTGTGGGGTGTGGAGAGGGACGAGCATGGGAAGGATGAAGTCAGAAGGATGAATGATGAATCAAAAGGGAAGCGGGCGTGAGCTTCCCATTCGGCTTGCTTTTGGTCGCCGTATTCGGGTGGGCAGTTCATCGGAGGAGGGGGGCACCGGCGAATTGTGGTGGTGGGGTGACTTTGGTTTTGGCTTTGGGTGGCGAGGGCGCGGTGAGTTTGCCAAAGAATCCCTGGGGGTTGCGGACGGCCTGCTTCTGCATGCCGCTGGTGATGGTTTTGACGGCGGTTTGGCCGTCCTGCTGGGCGCGGATTAAGGGAGCGGCGGCGATGGGTGCGACGACTTGGGCGGCATTGGTGATGTTTTGGACGCCGGTTTTAACGCTGTTTTTGAACATGCCGGCGGCTTCGGTGGCTTTGGAGATGATGCCGCCGGGGTTCGCGGCGGCTTTTTGGGCGAAGTAGCCGGGGGATGGGGGAGTTTGCGGTGGTTGGCTGTTGTTGGCGATGGGTTGCGGTGGAGCAGGAGGCACGGGAGCAGGGGCAGGAGTAGGCGGGAGGATGCCTTGCTGGGCACGCTGGGCATTGACGCCGGGGCGGATGGCCTCGGCGAGGTCCTGGGCTGGGGAGGTGATCCGCGCTCCAGGCCCGACAGCGTCGATGCTGGCGATGCCGGTGTTGAGTTGTTTGACGGGCGCGTAGGGTTGCATCATGTCTTTTTGCAGCTGGCGATGCGGCGCTTCACGCTGGGTCTTGAGAGTATTCTGGGCATCGGTGATCTTGCCGCGACGCATGGATGCGAGGGTGTCGGTATAAGCGACGCCCTCTTCTCCGGTGAAGACGTTGGGATTTTTGGCGTTGAAATCCGCGAGGGCTTTGGCGGCGGGGCCTTGTGACGGTGACGGCGGCGTCACGGGTGGTGTCATGGCGCTGGCGACGGTGGGAAGCTGGACAGCGGGTGAGGAAGCGGGATTGCGGGCGGTTTGGCGTGGCACCTGAGCCTGGGCGGTTTTCAGGGCAGCGAGAGTTTGGGCGGCGGGTTGGCCGTCGATAGTGCCTCCTGGGCGTGGTGCGGCCGGGCGTTTGAGCGTGGGTGGCAGCACGGACGGACTGGATTGACCTGGTTGACCTGGTTGACTGGTGGGGGTGTCTGGCTGCCAGATGGAGGAACCGGGGCTGTGGCCGGGGATGAGGCGGCCGCCGGGTTTGACGGCTGCTGGTGGCGGCGCAGTGATGTTTCCGGCGGCGTCCATGCTGTGGCCGGTGGCGGCTCCGGCCTGGTTGTAGGCGGCGACTTTGGCGTCGAAGGTGCCGTCGGTGCGGGCGGCGAGGATGTTATCCCGGCGGTTCGGAGGGGTGACTCCGGGCATGGCTGGAGAGGTCATGCCATTGTCCGTGCGGGCTCGGAAATCGCCCCGCGTTTCATCGCGGCGGCGGACTCCGCCGACTGGAGTGTTGGGGCGGGCGGCCATGCGGGCAGCGTCCTGGGCGACAAGGGTCGAGGTGGTTCTCATGGCTTGGGTTTGAGCTTGTGGGTGGCGGTGATTTTGTCCCGCCGGCAGGCGGCGACGATCTCGTGGAGGCCGTGGTAGGTGGCGATGTCCTTCGGGGTGGGAGACTCGCCTTTGGCGTGGGCGGCGAGGATGGCCTCTGCGGCGCTGTCGTAGGCTTTGAAGAGTTTCGGAGCCAGCCATTGGGTGAAGCCGTGGCAGCGCTCCAGCGACTCGATGTGCGCGAGGGTGCGTGCGGCGTCGGACTGCTCGGCGGCGGTTTTGAGCTGGGCGGGGGTTGCCATTTAGATCGCGGGCTGGGGTGGTTCGGTGGGGGCGGGAGTGGCTCCGGGGGTGGCACCGGGGCCGGTGGGTGGGATGAGGGCCATGAGAGGCGCGATGACTTGGTCGGCGTTTTTGATGCCGTTGGCCTTGAGGATCTGGCGGAAGAGCGGGGCGAGGCGGGACTGCACCTCGACGTTAGGCTGGGCGTAGTAGTTGGTGGCGGCGTTGGCGGCCTGGCTGTTCTGCTGGAGTTCCTGCTCGCCCCGGTATTTGGTGAGCTGGAGGTCCACGTCGAGGGTGAGGTTCTTCACCTCGTTGGGCTTGATGGTGGCGAGTGCTCCGAGATCGCCGGCGAAAAAGCGGAACGTTTTCTCGCTCTGCAAATTGGCAGCCGCGAGGAGCATGAGGGACTTGAGAATGTCGCGGATGCCTGTGCGCAGGTCGTTCACCATTTTGTCGGTGAGTTCCTCCCCGGTTTTCTCCATGTTTTGGATGCCGTATTTCAACTTGGAGCTGTCGAGGCCGGCGATGCGAGTGTCATTCACGTTCGACACGCCACTCATGTTCATGGCGATCTGCATGAGGAACTCGATCATCTCGCGCAGGGGCTGGCCTTTGGTGTCGTAGATGTCCACTTGCTGGACGGTTTCGGCGAGGGTTTTGCCGGGCTTGAGGTGGAGCGTTTCGCCGCCGTTGAGTTCGAGGTCGGGGTCGGCTTCGCCTTCGGTGGTGTTCTCGGGCTGCCAGGCGATGATCTTGCCGCTGCGGCTCATGGAGAACTGCCAGCGATTGAAGAGGAGGTCGATGGCGGTCTGGAGCGGCTCGAATAGCTCGGCGAGGCCCTGGCCGTGGGCGCGGCCGGGGATCTTATTGATGGTGGGCAGACGGTAGGGGCGTCGTTTGTCGGGCGTGATGTTCTCGATGTAGTCGTAGAACAGCGGCACGGTGCCGTCGCGGGTCATGATGAGCAGGATGTTGCCCTGGTTGCCGGTGTTGAGCGCATCATACCAGAGGCAGAAGCGGGACCAGTTCACCTGCGGCTCACGTTTGTCCTGGCCGAGGCTGTCGAGCGGCTCATTGAGGTCGGCTCGGCCCTTGTTGGTGGCGGCTTGTGCCTCGGGGGTGGCGACGGTGAGGAGGCGGTGGGTGAGGTTGCTGACATACTCCATGACCTGGTCCGGGGCCACGTCGTCGAGGGTGAGCAGGCGGTGGACGAGGGTGATGAGCGGCTCGTCGTAGTGGTGGACGGTGGCGTCTGCGAGTTCGAGATTTTTGCAGTTGAGCGGGTAGAGGAAATCCGAGGGCAGCAGGATCTCGGCCTGGGGGCCTTCTTCGACGATGGTCCTGCGCCAGATGATCTGCTGCTGGTAGTTCTCCGCGCCGGGGTGCGGGGTGGTGCCATCGCGCTTGAGCACGAGCTGGCCGGTGGGCTGCAAAAGGGGCTGGCCGGTGGCGGGATCAACGGCGGGCTGCTGGGTGGCTGGATCAATGACCGGTGCCTGCTGTTCGATGAATTCGTCCTCGCCCTGGATGATGTAATCGTTATCGGTGCCGACGACGGGCTGGCCGTCCGGGCCGATGAGGATGGCTTTGTCGGACTGGTAGTAGGAGACGCGTTTTTGGTGGAAGAGGGACACGGGGCATTCGCCGCAAATAACAACGCGCTCGATGATGCTGGCGAGGGTGCCTTTGGTGTCGTTTTCGGAGTCGAGGACGTGGCGGAGCCATTTGTCGAGGCGGTCGGCGAGGTCGGCGTCCTCAATTCCCACGTCGTAGGCGGCGAAGTAGGGGTCTGAGCCGAGGTAGTAGTTGATCATGCGGGCGATGACCTGCTGGAGGATGCGCCGCGTGAGGGGGATGTGGAGATTTGAGTCCGCGAAGATGCCGCCGAGCACGGCGGAGCGCCATTCGAAGCGCATTTCGTACGACATGAGGGCCATGTGGCGGGTGTCGAGGTGCCGCCGGCGGAAGGTGCCGTCTGCGTCAAAGGCGGAGGCGTGCCAGTTCGGGGAGTCGAAGTCGCGCAGGCCGAGTTCGTCGGCGAGTTCCTCGGCGCGGTTCTTGGCGTGGATGAGGAGGGCGTCTTCCTGCGCCCGGTTCATGGACTTTGACAAAGCCGATGGGATGAGTACGCGGGGCTTATCTGGATCTGGCTCCAGGAGCGGGGGGAGCTTGGAGGCAAGGGCCTGGGCCTGTGGCAGAGCGGAATCCATGCGGGGCATGGTGGGTGGCAGAATGGCGGAATGGCAAGAAGGTTTTGTTGCGACTCAGGGAGAAGTGGGGTAGGATGCGGGACCATGAAACGCCCCCTTCGTGAGTTTGACCGTCCAGAACGATCAAGGTATGCCATGAATGCCGCGCCCTCCAGCTCCGTATCGCCAATGACTCCAACGCGGCAGTCATTGGCATCACCGCCTTGTTGGCCCTTGGTGGTGTCGTTTGGTGGTGGCACCAATAGCGCCGCCATACTGATCGAAATGGCGAGGCGAAAGGTCCGCCCTGATCTGATCATGTTTGCGGATACGGGCGGCGAACTACCGGAAACCATCCGCTTCGTCGCTGATTTCTCGGCATGGCTGGAAGCTCACGACATGCCGCCAGTCGTGACGGTGAGAGAGGGACGCCAAACGCTAGAGCAAGAGGTGCTAGCGGCAAACACGCTGCCGTCTCTGGCCTTTGGCTTCCGCTCATGCTCGGACAAATACAAGGTCCGGCCTCAAGAGCGATACCTCAAGCAATGGCAACCCGCGCTAGACGCATGGGCGGCAGGCGGGAAAGTGGTGAAGCTCATCGGCTACGATGCGGGAGAATCGCACCGAGTAAAAGACCATGACAGCAAACGCTTCATGGTGGCCTATCCGCTAGTCGAATGGGGATGGCGCAGGCGCGAATGTGTCGCCGTGGTGAATGCCGCTGGCTTCCGTCCAGCAAAGTCTGCCTGCTGGTTCTGTCCAGCGTCCAAGCGCGGCGAGGTGCTGAGTCTCGCCAAAACTCACCCTGAACTATTCGCTCGCGCCGTAGCGATGGAGAGCAACGCGACGACGGCAACAACAGCTATCGGACTCGGGCGCAACTGGCGCTGGTCCGACCTTGTGAAAGCCGATGAGCAGCAAATGAAGCTGTTCGATGAACTTCCCGATCCGGTGCCGTGCGGCTGCTATGACGGCAGCGCGTCCGATGATTGGGCCAACACCTAGCTCGGCAACTAGCGAGCCTCAGCGAGTCTGTTCACTCCGGTCAATCCAGTCACCACGGTCCTCCGGCGGGCTTTGACACCCATGCCACGGCGAGCGAATGACTACCATGAACACGACCAACTCCATACGAGCCGTTGCCTGCATGACCTTCGCCGATCAACTCCAAGCTGCACGGGCCGCCGCCGGACTCTCCCAGAGTCAGGCGGCTTTGCCGCTTATTTCGGCGGGCATCCTCGGCAGCGTTCGGACGCTGCAAAACTGGGAGGCTGGACGCGGTGAAACGCTGCCAGCCTACAAGCAGGCGGCAGCGCTTGCAGCGCTCCGCAGTCCAAAGCGGCCCCGAAAACAGAAGGGCCAGAACGACGATTCCATCCACCCCGAATCGAAGCCACCAAGCGTTGAAGAACCCTGTGAAGATGGGTTGGGTGAGATGGCTTGTTCTCGGTTGCGCCGAACGCTATGCAACGTCCTTCTTGCTCTAGGAAATGGTGCTGCGTGTTCGCAAGATGCGTCTATCGAGTTCATGGAGATGATCCCCGCCGAAGTGGAAGCGGCGCGCAAAAAGTGGGAACGGAACCATGACCGGGAGTTGGCGCATGCCCGCAAAGCTGCCGCCGCCCTCGCTGATGCCGCGCAACTGGTGGCGGAAATCATGCGCGACGAGGTGAACCACCAGGACGAGGCCGAGAAGTGGCTGAGGGCTTACGCTCCGCAGCATCTTTTTCCCGAGAACGCTCCAACTGTGCCGACCGAGGGAGGCGAAGAAAAGCCATGAGTAACACGATCAAACAGACCCGCCGACCTGAGAGGTGGACAACAGGGCGGAGTGATGCCTATGCGCAGGGATTGTGGCGAAGAAAACGAGCCAGAAGCCCCCAGCCAAACCCCGCACCGAGCCTGTGCCTATGAGCACAGTGGCGGTGCCGTCGTCTCTCGGTAAGGGGGAAGTGAGGCTTTACGATTTGAGAAAAAGCAGCCTGCCGGAGGTGGCTGTGCCGCCTCCCGAGGCGGAACTGGCAGCCTGGGCGTTTTGGCTGGTGCATTTCCCGTCCCGCCGTTGTGCGCCGGTGAAGGGGGATCGCGGGGAGGCACTGGCAGTAATGAAGAAGCTGGGGCGCGGGCAGGATGTGGCGGGTATTTTGCCTGTGAAACCCGCCAAAGAGTCGCGTGCGCGGGTGCGTGTGTGTGTGAAGGAGCCAGACTCGGAGACGGGGAAGACGGCAGACGGCGAGAAACCGCCCTCGAACCGGAGGGCCTACACAACGGTGCCGGAGGGCGCGGACTTTGACCAGGCGATGGCGCATGTGTTTCCGGTGGCGAGGCTGACGCAGCATTTTGAGCGCCTCCTCATGGCGGAGGAGGAGATTTACGACAAGGAGGGGAACTGCACCGGCTCCAAGCCGGCGTTCACGACGCAATTCCAGACGCTCAAGGCGCTGACCGAGTGGCATCAAGGGAGGCCACGGGAGAGGGAAAAGAAAAAGGAGGCGCGGCCGGTGATGGGCATCCAGGAGCTGCGGCAGAAGCTGCTCATCTCCCCGGAATACCGGCAGGCGATGCTGGAGATGATCCGCGACTGCGAGGCGCAGGCGGCGGCGATGGCAGGCGGCGGCCCCAAACCACCGGCGGGAGGCTGAACCCATGGCCTACTACGCACACGACAACCTGACCAGCACGGCCACCGTGAAGTCCGTGCATGCGGCGGAGATGCGGGGCATGCGGGAGGAGACGCATGAGGATCTGGACCAGCTCGTGGTGCGCTCCCGACCGGGGGCGTGGTTTGAGACGGAGGGGCACATCATCGACAAAGAGGGCGTCGAGCATGGCCCCAAGAGTTTTGAGGGGAAAAATTTGGAGGCGAACTGGCTTCAGAAGCGGATATTTCAGATCGCGCAATGGTGCCTGGAAAACAAACAGCCATGCAGGCTGCTCGTTTACAAGCCTCGGCAGAAGGGATGCTCGACGGGGACTCTTGCGCTGGCCTACTGGTGGAGCCGGCGGCAACGGTCGAACTGCCTGCTGATGGGCGGCAAATACAAGCAGGTTGCTAATTTGTGGGGGATTTTCGATCATTACCACGCTCGTGACACCTTTGACTGGGGGCATGGCGGAACGGTGAATGCTGAGTCGGCTGAATTCGGTAATGGCTCAGCCTGGCAATGGGAGACGGCCCAGGACCCGAACGCGGGACGGTCCGGCACGTTCCAGGTGGCCTTATTGACGGAAGTGGCACGCTGGGCAGAACAAGGGGTTGCGAATGCACCCAAGGTGCTCAACGGCGTGCAGAACTGTGTGCCGAAAGCACCCGGAACGCTGGTGATCATGGAGACGACCGTCAAAGGCGGCTTTGGTGAATTTTACAACAAATGGGTAGGCGACAAAGACAAGAATGTGCCCGGTGCGGTGAGCTTTGAGGACTTCAAGCGGGGCAAGCGCGGGAACGGATGGATCAAGGTTTTCGCTCCTTGGTTTGTTTTCGCCGACTCATGGATTGCCTGTGATTCCGAGCAGGAGCGGGCTGACATCATGGCTGGGATTGGTGCTATTTCGGAGGAAGAAGCATCGGCTGAGCAGCAGATGATCAAGCGTTACAACCTCCAAGCCGAGCAAATTAAGTATTGGCGGGATATTCTGATCAACGAATGCCAGCGCGATCCCGACAACCGGGACCGGGAGTTTCCAACCACCCCCGAGGCGGGCTTCAAGAGCACGTTGCCGGGTCGATTTAACCGGATTGGGCTGCGGAAGCTGCGCGAGGCGGCGGAGCAGCAGCGGGACGCCCTGCGGCGGATCATCCTGGAGAATCCGAGCGGCGACCGGAAACACTACGTCCCACGCATCGTGCGCGAGGACAGTGAGGCGAGCTACTACGTCTGGGAGCCGCCGAAGGTGGGGTATCGCTACCTACTGGCGGCCGATCTGGCGGCCGGTGAGGAAGTCACCGAGGGCGGGGACCGGGACTGCCAGACGGTGCTGGTGATCCGTCAGGGATTCATGAGTGCGCAGCGGGGCTGCTGGATGCCGCCCAAGGTGGTGGCGACGATCAAACCGAACTGCCGCGTGGACCAGCTCGTACTGGCAGACATGGCGTGGCGACTGGCCCGCTACTATGGCGGGTGCCTGATTGTGCCGGAGGTGAACTACGACAAGGGCTTCATCCGGGCGCTGCGGGATCGCGGAGCGCACCTTTACGAGCGTGAGCGTGCAGCAACAGACAAAGAGGACCAGAAGCCGACCAAGAAGTTTGGATTCCTCACACGCGGCACCGATGGCGAAGGCATGCGTGGCTGGTGCATTGAGCGGCTGGCGGCGGCGATTCGCGAGTGGGATGTGCAAGGCAGCGGCATCGACTGCCCGGCGGAATTCATTCTGGCCGAACTGGAGAACTT